AAGCTCAGGGAGAATCGATCAATCGATCTCGGCGCCCTGCGCAACAGCATCGTCGTAGAAACCACGCCGGACGGATTTACCTGTGAGGTCGGATCGGTTGAAGCGATGGCCAAGTACGCGCCCTATGTCGAGTACGGAACCGGGCCGCGGACCAAATTTCCTCCGCTTGAGGCCCTTGAGGGATGGGCCAAGAGGCACGGCTTCAAAAGCGCCTGGCTCGTGGCCAAGAAGATCAAGGAGAGGGGAACGCCGGCGCAGCCGTTCCTGGGGCCGACGGCGGACGCGATACTCCCATTCCTTGAGCAGTCCCTGGCTGAGGCTCTAGAAAAATCAGAACCCGGCCTGGATGACGGCGGAAGCACCAAGGCACTGATATGAAACTCCCCTTGAACGAACTCCAGGCGGCGATTGTCTCGGCCCTGAGCACTGCCTATCCGACCTGGCGCATATTCGACGATACGCCGGAGCAACCGAAATACCCCTACGTCATTGTCGGGGAGGTCAGCACAACGGACTGGAGAACGAAAAGCGAACCGGGAGTGGCCCTCGTGCTCACACTCCATTTTTGGAGCCAGTATCCGGGAAAGCATGAGGCCGCGGGGATGATGGGCAATGCGCTGACAGTGCTCCTCCGTGATCACCCGCCCGCGCTCCCGAACCTCAGCCCGACCTTCCACGTGGTAGACCTGGCCCTGGACTCGGCCGAGATCATCATCGACGTTGACGGCTATACGCGGCATGGGCTGCTTCGACTGCGATATCTCATTGAGGAGGTAGGTTGATGTCCAAAAAAAAGAAGAGAGTTTTCATAGAGGGAACCGTTGAAGTACCCGCCGGCCCGGGCGCCGAGGATCGTACGGTGGGAGAAATAGCCGCCGACCTTGGCCTGGAGGATGAACCCAAGGAATCCAAGGCGGATTTTGATTTCGAAAGGGAAGTGGCTGCCGAGGTCAAAGCCATTGAGCAAAGCAGCCGACCCGGCTTCACGCCGCCCTTTGATATGGCCGATTACCTCCGCCATAAACTTATCAGCGAGATAGATACAAATATACTCACGAAAGACTTTCAATGCCTCCCTCGGCCAGCGCCAATTTGGGTGCTTTGCCCGGATCAAAAATTCAGCTTCGATTATCGGGGCCCGGACCGGGATTATAAATACGAAGTCACCCTTGGGACCGACGATGAGAGGCAACTCCGGGTCCTGGTCGATCAGGTTCTTGGCTCAGCCAATTCGCCCTTCATATTCGGTGGGCTCAAAATCTATCTTCACGCGGCCCAGGGGCACGGGAAGGCTCCGGAGCACTTGGCTTCGGGTCAACTCAGTCTTAAAGTCGAGCTAATTTTTAGGGCCAGCGCGCCCTAATAGGAGGTACAAACATGAGCGGTAAAGTAAGGGGCATTGACTGTTACGTCAATGTCAACACGGGCACGCACGCTTCCCCCGTTTGGACGAAGGTGGGCGGTCAAAAAGACGCCACCATGAACTTCAACCGGGGCAAGATGGACGTGACGGACAAGGACTCGGGCGGCTGGGAGCAGACACTTCCGGGCAACCGCACGATGGACATCGACTTCGATATGTTTTTGATCGAAGAAGATGCGGGCTATCAGGCCCTGCTCAACGGTGGGTTTTTCGGAAGTGGGCTGGACGGGGTGGAGTGCCAGGTCAAGACGCCGGCCTACACCTACACCGGCTACTTCCAGCTCTCCAAGGCTCCGCACAAGGCCACGGAAAAAGACGCGGCAACTGTCGCCTTCACCCTGGTCTCGAACGGGGTCATCACCCGGGCCTGACGGAAATTCATGAGGAGGTATTAACATGCCAGCAACAGAACTCACTCCCCAAGTCATGGTCGCGGCCGGCCTCGAGGCCGTGCTCGCGGCTGCGAATGCTGACGGCAGCTATTTCCAGAATAGCGGCCGTGACTTCATCTGGGTCAAAAACGGCTCTACGGTCCCCAGGAACGTCATCATCGATTCGCCGACGCTTTGCAGCCAGGGCTCGGCGCACGACGTCACCCTGGCCGTGACCAGCGCCGAAGAACGACTCATCGGCCCGTTCCCGATCGATCGCTTCAATGATGCGAACGGCCGGGTCAACATGACCTTTTCCAGCGAGTTGGGCCTGACGATCGCGATCATCAGGATGCCCTAGTGCCGGGCTCTGATTTTTGGCTTGAACTCGACCGCCGCCGGCCGCTCAAATTCGGCTTCAAGGCCTTGAGGCTCGTCCGGGATCGGCTCGGAGACAAAGAACTCACCGATCTCCAGAACATGAGCCCCGTGGAAATGCCGGTGATTGTCTGGGCGGGCCTCAGCGCCGACGATTCGACGCTCACCGTGGAGCAGGTCGAAGAACTGCTCGATAAGGCCATTCCCGAGCACTACACCGTCACCGGAATCATCAAGGTTTTGGGTGACGCGATCCTGGCCCACCTGGTCGGCAAGGCAACATTGGATGGGGGCCAAAAAAAAGGCGGGGGCGGCAACAGAGCCTTGGAGAATATCTTGACCAAGCCCGAACCGCCGCCCTTCGCTTAGGATTTTCGCACGCTGAATTTGAAGACCTGACCCCGGTTGAGTTCGCGGAGCGCGGTAAGGCGCTGCGAGATGAGCAAGCCGAGCGGGACAAGGAAGAGTGGAGGCGCGCCTCCTGGCTTGCCTCCATCCTTGTCTCCGCCTCGACCGGCCAGGAGATATCCCCGCAGGAGCTGCTGTCGAGCGTCTGGCCGAAGCGGCGCAAGGGGAAGAAGCGCGTGATAACTAACGAGGATAAGCCGAAGGAACTGGCGGAGCTCAAAAAGAGGCTGAATATTCAATGACCGTAAAATCGCTGCTTGTGAAGTTCGGGGTTGATGTCTCCGAATTTAACTCCGGTATGGACCGGATGCAGGCGAGCCTCGAAAAACACTCTACGCAATTTAAAAGCATAGGGATCGGGATGATGGCGGTGGGCGGGATCATGACCGCCTTTTTCGCGAAGTCAATAGATGAGGCGGCAAAATCCGAGGCTGTCCAGGCTAAGCTCGAACAAGCGCTAAAAAGAACGGGGGACACATCGGGAGAAGGGGCGCGGAAGCTTGAGGGCTATGCGAAGCAGCTCTCGCTTACCACCGCGTACAGCGATGAAGAAATCATGTCGGCTCAGGCGCTGCTGGCCACCTATGGCCTCACGGCCTCCAAGATTGCAGAATTAACCCCCCGAGTACTTGACCTGGCTTCAGCCCATTCAAATGAGACGGGCGAGGTCGTGGGCCTGGACGGTGCGGCCAGGTCCTTGGGCATGGCCGTCAGCGGGAACACGACCACCCTCCAGCGGCATGGCGTTATTCTGGCTGCGGATACGAAAGCGACGGGCGATCTTGCCCTTGTCTGCCGGGACCTGGATAAGAGCGTCGGGGGGACGGCGGCCACCTTCGGCCAGACCTTCGCCGGCCAGTTGAAAATCGCAAGAAACCAGGTCGGCGAAGTAGTGGAGGGCATCGGCGCTAAGCTCTTGCCGCTGCTGCTACCGCTTCTTCAGAAGGTCGTAAATGTCGCCCAAGGCATCGGCACATGGATTGATGCACACCAGGGCCTCCTGAAGGTCCTGGTGCCCGTGCTGGCCGGCCTCGGCGCGCTACTTACCGTGAGCGGCGGGATCTTGATGATCCTGCCCAAGATAGTCAACGGCGCTGTCGGCGTGGGGAAGGCATTCCTTTTCCTGGCCGCGAACCCGATCGTGCTTGTCGTGGCTGCCCTTGCGGCTCTTGGTCTCGCCCTGAATTCGGTGATCAACAGCATGAAGGCGGCCCAAGATGCCACCATGAACGCTATGGTGGCGGACAAGAGCTTGGCTCAAGCCATCGAATTTCGAGACGGCATCCTGAAGAAGAACATCGTTACCCAGAAGGAGCTGACGGCTTTTTGCAAGGAATACGGAGTCACAACCAAGGGCCTTATAGATCAAGCAAAGATAGCTAATGAGCTCCATATGAAGGGTGATGGAATTCTCGCTCGCTTGGGCAAGGCTTATGCTGAATATGAAAAGCAGCTCAAGAAAACAAAAGAGGAAACCGGCGGTCTCTCGGCCAAGCAGGAAGAGCTTCAGGACAAACTCTCCAAGGGCCGGAAAGAGATGCTCGATGATCTCGTGAAGCTCACGACGGGCGAAGTTGAGATGACGAAGAGGGCCGCCAACGAGGAATATCAAATCCGCAAAAAAGCCCTGGATGAAACCAGGGCGGCAAATAAAAAATACAACGACGACGTCGTCCTGCTCAATCAAATCCGCGTCCTAAAAATCAGCCAGGCGGAAACAAAAGCGCGACTGGCCGAGATAAAGCGCATGGAGGATGAAAAGAAGGCCGCGAAGCTCCAGGCCGACACTTTGATTGCAATCGCGCTCGCTAAAAATGCTGAGCTATTTTCAGCTGAAGCGGGCCTAGAAGCGCAAAAAGCACGCATGCGCGGCGATGAACTTAAAGCGCTGAAAATAGAATTGGCCGCGGAGCTGCACGCTAAAACGGCTGCGATCCTTGCGGATGGAGCTATGTCAGATGGCGCAAAAAAAGAAGAGATCGCACGTTTGCAACAATTTTATGCAGACAAGTTACAGCTGACCATAGATGAGGCGAGCGCGGAATACGGCATCATGCTCTCTCTTCAATCAGGCATAACGGACGTTTACAACGCTCTCTTTACCAATATCATGGGCGCCTTCCAGGTCTGGGGCGAAGGATCGAAGTCGCTGCTCGGGGCTGTCGGAGATGCCTTCAAGGAAACCGGGAAGATCGCCATGAACGCCTTTCAGCAGGCGGTTTCGGCTGCGCTGGGCGCGGCGGCCAGGGAGATAATCGCTTCCCAGGCGACCGCCATCGCCAAAGTTATTGCCTCCGTCATGGCCTTGCCTTTCCCGTTGAATCTGGCTTTGGTGGGCGGTGCTATCGCCGCCGTCTCTGCGCTCTTCCACGCCATTCATTTCGCCGAAGGTGGGGTGGTAACAAAGCCCACTTTGGCCCTCATCGGCGAGGCCGGCCCGGAGGCCGTGGTGCCCCTGCGCGGGGCTGGCCGGACCGGGGGGCTTGCCTTTGCCGGCGCCGGCATGGGCGGACAATTCCGAATCACGAATAATTTCTACGGGGATATCCGGTCCGATAAGGACATCGAGAAAATCTCAAGGGCCGTGGCCGATCAAATAAAGCGCGCTTCAAAGCACAGGAGGCTCTAAGATGTCGATCCCGGTTTATTATACGCCCGGCGCGGAGGAGCGGCCGAAGATCATTGACTCGAATGGGAATGAGTTTTACCTGCCGCAGACATTCAACATCCGCTCTGAGCCCATAAGCCGGAAATCTCAGGTCTTGGATATCGCCTTTGCCCACGGGGCGAAGGACGTCGCCGACGGAAAACTGGGAACCCGGACGATAGAGATATCCGGGAAAATATGGGCCGAGACGGACGGAGAATTTCTTGCCGCCTGGGACCAGCTCGCCGCCCAAATATTAAAAGAGAATATCATCCTCCAGGACAAGGGACGGCAGATCAATTGCTCCAAAATTATTCAGGTTGATTATAGCCTTCCTTCACAACTGAATTACAACTATGGGGAGTTCATTTTATATTTTTTATGCCTCGATCCTTTCTGGTACGCCATCGCCGCCAAAACGAAAGCGTTCACGATCACGGGCTCCCCGACGGTGATCGGCTTTGAACTTCAGGGCAACGTGGATGTGTTTCCTCTGATCACTGTGGCTCACGGCGCATCAAATACCGACTTTACAATTGAGAGCATATCGGACGGAAACCGCTCGCTCCGGGTCCAGGACTCAGGGGCGGCCGGGGGGACCAGCGAGATCATTGACTGCGCGGCCGGTACGGTGACCCGCGGCGGGGCCAACAAAATCGATAAGATGACTGGTCTTTTCCTGCGCCTTCTCGGCGGCCGGGCAAATAGCATTGAATATACCGGGGCGAACTGCACCCTGACTTTCCAATACAAGGAGGCCTGGCTTTAGAGATGGGAACGAGGCTCGGAGAATTCAGGTTTCGCGAAGGCCGCCTAGTCGGCTTCAAGCTCGGCCTCGTTATCTACCCGCCCTCTGTCGGTTTGGAGCGCGGCTTTAAAATGGTTTTCCGTAATATCGCCGGAGTCAAGATCGGGGAGCTCGGCTCGGACTCCAACGTCGCCAAGGTGAGCGAGTTGAACTTCGAGCTCGCCGACTTCGGCTGCGGAGGTTTTTCTTTTGATTTAGTCGCCTGGTTCACCGGCTTTATCCAGAAAACTCCGGAGAGCGGCGCCGTAAGGCCCTACACTTTCGAGGGGTTCGGGTTTTATGACCAGCTCTCTTGGGTTTTTGTAACAAAGGACTACAGTGCCGGCCAGGACATATCGGCCGTCGTGAAGGATATTATTTCAACGATCGTCGCGCCAAATACTCAGATCGCCTATAACGAAGCGAAGGTGGAAGCAACGGGCTACACGCTTCTAGGGGATATCTCATTCGATCACATCACGGCCGATGAGGCTGTTCAGACCCTGGCGGAGGCCGCCCAAAATTTCGAATTTGGCGTGGATAGCGGGCGGGAGTTTTATTTCCGGGCCGTCTCCTCCGCCGTCGTGACGGATCTCTGGCAGGGAAAACATTTTCAGACCCTGGAGGTACAGCAGGATCCCTCCCAAATCCGAAATAAACTTCACGTCAAGGTTGGCGAGATCCAGGTGGGCGGAACAAACTTCATCGATCCCGTGAGCGACCCCGATTCGATCGCGGCCTATGGTCTGAGAGAGGATGTCATCTCGGCGCCGGAAGTGCTCGGTACAAGCGACGCTACGCGGTGGGCTCAATATCGGCTTTCTCAAGTCAAGGATCCGATCATCCAGATAAGGATCATGGCCCTACTGCTCGATCAAACGCTGACAAAGCTTGAGGCCAGGGGCATGGCCAGGGTCACGGCCGAGACGGCCGCCGAATATACCCAGGCCCTAAGGCGGGTCAATTATCACATCACACCGGCGGGGATCACTGCTGACTTGGAGTTGGGCCAGATTGCGGTCCCCCTGGAACTCCAAATTGTCTCACTCCTCCGGGCCATCCAGGAAGAGCAGCGGCTTGGAGATCAAAGGACGAAACAGCTTTTTTAGAGGTTAATATGAGCATACCAACACCCAGGTTCATCGGCGGCTATGCGAACTGGCGGCTGAATCCTTTCACTGCGGCTGATATGGCGATTGACAAAACCGAAGACCACCTTACCATCCCCGCGTCATCCCCCTATCTATTGCAACTCCTGGAGGTGCCCCGAAAGAACGATCCTTCTTCGGTTGTGATCTATAACTACTCGGACGGAATCACGATGACCGAGGTAGCCCATGCTGTGGCTCCTTCGCAGGGGGAGTACGCGGTTGACTATCCTTCTCCGGACGGCTCGGGTACGGGGCTCGTGAGATTCCATTCAAACGATTCCGGCAAAGATATCCGGGTGACCTATAAGGCCACCGGGTCGCCGGCGGTCACTGAATTTCTTGATACATTCGTCCCCTGGCCCACGGCCACGCCCGGCGAGAATCAGCTTATCATTTTCAAAAGCGGCGTCCCGACCTGGGCCTATAATCCGATCCGGTACTTCCATGAGGGCAACGCTCTTTATCATGCCTCCGGAGAGAGCGAATCCTGCTTCCTTTTCCGGTTCAAGAAGGACGCGAACCAGGCTAAGGTCCTCCTGGAGCTCAAGGGGGCGAAGGTTCATCAGGGTTTCTATACGGAACTTAAAGAGCATCTGCATGAAAAGGGGACTATCGGAGTGGGGGAGGGGGGGACTCATGCTCATGGGGCTGGTGGTCTTTCCGGGTCACAGCCGAATCATAAACATTACTATCTTAAAAATCTTACGGGGGGAGGGGAGTGGGATCTCACTCAAGAAGCCGGGAATGATGGAGTTTCAATCAGCGGGTCCACGGCTGACGGCGGCAATCATGGCCACAATATAACCGGCTCAACCGCTCTGACCGGAGGATCGCCAAAGACCTGGCCGGATTCCCTCAAAATTTATCTGGACGGAACCGACCGAACCGCCGCGCTGCTTGCCCTTTGTGGATTAGATAAATTTGGGGACGGGACCGACACCCATGCTTTTGTAGTGAGTGGCAGCGGAGAAATGGATATTACCTCTTATGTGAGCGCGACGAGCTACCATGATGTGAAAATTACTGAGCCGATTTCTGCGAAAGGATCGAGAGTACTTCTGTGCCTGGAGGTTTACTGATGGCCAAGATAGGCTATTTCAATAACGCTACAGACGATACCGGAAACCCGAAGGCGGCCACAATCACCGTTTACAACGCGGGCACGGCCGTGCTGGCCACGATCTGGTCGGACGCCGGCGGGACGATCGTCAAGGACAACCCCTTTATTACGGACGTCCTGGGCCGGTTCATTTTCTTCGCCTCACCCGGATTTTATGATATCGAAGTAAGCGGAACCGGAATCACAACTTATAAGGTGGAGTGGGTCCCTCTCTTGGGGGTCCCGGCGTGCCCGACACAATTAAAGACCTGGTGGCATTTTGAGGATTTTATTCAAAGAAATATATCCGGCTTAGTTGGTGGATGGGGCTGTGCAACCAGTGGGACCGGCGCATCCGCGACGCTTACT